TTCCTGATGGTGATCCAATGGAAATCACTATTGATCAGGATGGACCAGACGGAATTCCAGATAATCCTGGAAAGGTGGTCTGGAAAAAACCTGTTCGTACAGATATGAGAGCAAATCAAAGTTTTAATCTAGGTCTATCTGCAACTTTAAGTATACCAGTGAATAGAAAGTTCCAAAAACAATGTCATGAAGCTGCAGCTGCACAAATTAGTATGCAGCAACAATTAACTGCAAACAAAAGATTAGACTTTGAATTGGCAAGATTAAAAAATTGTGGACAATTGATGAAGGATGGAATTCGCTTTCATCCTAAAAGTAGATATGCTGCTATTTGTGCAGATGTCATAGTAACTAATGCACCAACGGGAAGAATACCCGATCACACACATAAAATTCCTACTTCTTCATCGCCTTCCGCAACTCCCGTAAAGCACGATTCCGGTCCCTCTGAGCAAGCCTCCGTTCCTGAAGGGACTGCGCAGGATCTCCTTTACCCAGGATCTTCTTCACCTTACCTACAGTTTTCTTCACAACAGGCTTCACGATCCTCAGGAGGAGGTCAGCAAGAGGTTTTGCGAGCAGTGCAGAAGTCGTCGCAACTACAGCGATTGTCGCGGTAGTAGTCACAGTCTGAGGTGCTGGTAAATATTTTTCAGTAATACCAACAGGACCCCATTCAACAATACAGATAGTTTTATCTTCATTCCACCTGTGTCCTATTACTTTTTCATCACCACTAGTAGAGTAATCACCAACTCTAAGATCTTTAGGACCTGGACACTCTTTCTTCTGTACCGCAGTTGGTGGTATTACTGGAGGTGATGGTGTTGAAGGAACTGGAGGTGCTGGTGGCACAGACTCATCCTTAACACCATCTGCTTCTGGTTGTTTTGGTGTAACTGTTGTCCATGTCAATTCATTTGCTTGATAATCTATAGGAGCATATGAAGGCATACCAGAATCACAGAGTGTAATGTTCCCCTTAGGGTCATCATTGACTAGATTCTTATTTTTAGATTTAGATTTTTCATTCTCTTTATGAACTTCAACACATCCAGGAACATTAACAATTGGAGTTCCAAGTTCCTGAGTAACTGGCACCGAAATTGGTATTGATTGTGGAGTATCCGTTAACCAATTATGATCAGGGATATTAATTTCTCTTACAGAAACAGATCTTATCTGACCACCTATATTAGTGATCTCTCGTATTGGAAGACCTCTTATTCGGGGATCTCTTATTTGATTGATACTCTGAAAAGGTATCATTTTAGAATCCTTTTCCTATAATCAATTGAAGGTTTTGGACTGTCAGTAACAACTCCCCCCGTCGTTTTAGGTGTTAGTTGTTGAAATCTAGCATCTATGATCGGTATTAATTCATCAATAACTGCCTGAACTGTTTCATCTCTACGTTTTTCAGCACCGCCTGTTGCTTTATCAATAGCAATATTACCACCAACGACTGAACTAGCACCTAATGCTAAAACAGATGTACCTGCAACTAACTTATCTTTGATATCCATAATTAAATTCTAGCCCTCAGTAAAGTTTCTGAATCAATACCACCTTTACCCAATATAATATTAAAACTCATACTAATTCTAGTATCATCAGTTTGATTTGAATCAGTATCATGACTTAAATACCCTGGCCATAGAGCAATAACACCAACGTCTAATGGTATTTTATGTTTGTAAACAATATTACACATTAGAGGATTCGATGCAGAACTTTGATGAGGACTATTAAATCCTAGTTTACCATCATTGCCATTAGTCTTTATATAGTAAACTCCAGAAATATCAACTGACCCATGACTATGCTCTGATGCATATTGACCCTTTTCTGTTTTAGTTAACCAAGATGCAGATATAGCATAACTAAAAGGAGCATTATCAACCAAAGGAGTTACATATGCTTTGATTGAATCATCTAAAAAAGATTTAAAATTTTTACAATCATATTCGTCAATAATATTTCTACTGAAAGCATTTGGTATTAAACTATGGGCATCAGAACGCCAATGCATTCTTCTTTCCCATTCGATATCATCACAAACAGAAATTAATTCTTCTTGTATATCATCAATTATCCATTCATCCGCTTGATTAAGATAATATGGAATAGGGAAAAAAGTATTGATGCCTGATTTCCAATTTTTACTTTTTGAATCCATTCTCAATTAACCATTCATTAGTCATAGGTGTTGGTGGGTATACTTCCCACATTTTTCCAGAAGCACAAGCTTCTAATGCTTTTTCAGTCATACCTTCAGTATGCCCAGCCCAAAATGCTTCCTTTTCCCAAGGAATAGCACTTGGCGTATTCCTATAAGTTTTAGTTGCCATCTTCTGCCAGAGATCAGGAACATCTTCTTCATTATGAATGATAGCAATCAAACTGTTTTTGATAGTACCTGCCATACAATCCTGCGCAGCATGCCACCCTTCATGACGCATCACTGACATTAAAGTATTTGGACGACTCATATACGCCCTATTCAAAAAGAAATTATTGCCAACAGTGTGATAAACACCACGATGCCCCACTGGAAAATATTTTGAATCTGCTAGAAACACCCCAACTCCGATCCTACTGAGAGAGGAGAGCATTCTATTGAACTCGTCAGCAATAGGAGTAAACTTATCAGGAACGGGATACTCACTAGAAACATCCAAAAGATTAGTGACTTTTTTGACTCCATCAGTACATTCCCGTAGAAGCATACATCCCATTGCATCCATAGTAAAATAACCTTTGGTAGGTTCTGCTTTTACAGGAACTGTACCACCATGAGACATTCCAATCAAAAAACCAGCAATAATCGCATTCTTTAAATTCATCATCATTCACTTTACAGTTTATCTAGAGTATATAGACTTATTTAATAAACTTTTTGAATATTAAAAGAGCACCAAGAATAATAATTACAAATGCAACATTACTAGCGGTTAAGGCTGAAGAATCCCCAACTTTAATCGGTCCTACTTCTAAGTCTGATGGTTGAGTTATAGTTTGCTCGATCATTAGACGATCAATACTCAAATCTTCTGGAGCATTGATAGTAATTTCTTTTGTCATTTTTTCCAACCTCCTTTCAGTACCCACTCATCATGATATTGATTCTTCCAATTCTTACCAATTCCGTAAGATGGTTGAACTACTTGCTCAATATATCTCCTATTCTCTTGAGCAACACTAAGACTTTTAGTTTCTAAGGTTCTTACTCTACCATCAACTTGAGATGCCCACCATATGGCACCACCAAGTTGAACAGCAAGGAATGAGATGACAGCGAACGGAATTTTTAAGTCTTTCATAATTATAGATCAACTAGAGTTCCAAGATTGCGGCGAATTTCACGTAGTTCGTCAAAGTTCTTTTGCTTAGTGCCACCATCATACTCCCAAGCATATCCTTCCTGAATCATCAATTCATTCAACGATTGTTCTGCATCACCAATATATAGCCACCCTAAAAGACGACCATACTTACCCATACCACCAACAAGTTCAGTTCTAATTGTGAGCTCATCGTCCCCATTAATAGCACCTTCTAGTTTTTCTTTCATCCAGTTTGTGGCGTCTATTCCCAATTCTTTCTCTTCCAAGTCTCTGGTTCTCTTCTCTGGCGTATCAACTCCTGCAATTCTAACTCTTTCTTTCTTGTATAAGTCAAACCCAAGATCAATGGTGACATCAATAGTATCGCCGTCAACAACACGATTAATCTCCGTCACTCGAAAGTTGTAACATGACTTCCTACTTGGTGGAATCATTGCTCCCATAACCTTAGTCCTAATTTTTTTTTATTTATTATAATGCTATGTATCTAAAACTGTTTACACTCATGCATTAACTGGATTATTATTCTCATCATGGCGTTGATACGCCGCTGGTGTTACTGGATTATTATTCTCATCATGTCTCTGATAAGCTGCTGGTGTCCTAGGACTATTATCAGTATTACGAGCCTGATAATCTGCATTAAAATTCTTATAGGTTACAGTAGACCAACCTTCAGTTCCTGCAAATTGTTGAACTTCTGTACTTCCAGGTTGTGGACTTACTGGATTGTTATTTTCATCGTGGCGAATATAAGCCATTATATCACTCTAATGATTTGTGCTCTACCTATTTATTCACTTCATCATCAGTATTAATTTTTTCCAATCCAGTAAGTTCTATTACTTCATCTACAACTCCATTTTCAGGTGCTGGGGAAGGATCAGGTTCATTCATTTCACCATATGCCATTGTCATAATTGTGTAAATGTAATAAAAAGTACCCGCTAGAAGAATAATCAATGAAATGATAACACTCCATACTGGATCATTAGGATTTTCTAGCGGGCGTAAAAATAAATTCATGATGCTAACTCCTTCTCTTTAACAGTTAGACGACCTGAATCAATCAATCCGATTGCGTTATGTAGTTCTCTAGAGTGTTCCAACTCATCATTCAAGATCTCAAGGATCTTTTCATCAGGACCATTCAAAGCAAGATACTTAGCATATGTCTCCGCTGCATGAATCTCTACTTCGTAGGAGAGATGGTAAGCAGCGCGAGGAGCCAACCAGTAATAAACCACATTGACCCAATAGTAGATAAGTACAAGGTGTCTGGCGAAGAAGCGATCCACCCAATAAGCACTGCCGCCCCTAGATTCCATGTATTCCAGATGTTCTGTTTCGTTAAGAGTTTGAGCAAAATGTTCCTCCATTAAGTAGATGTGTTCTGGACCACGCAATCCCAAAGATTCTCTTAAATGAAGGACGCTTAAAAAAGCAAAATAGGGTGCCCGGGCAATCTCCTCAAGCACCCAGAATCTTTGAAAGTCTCGACCTCTGTATAAAAAGTCGATGATTGCTACTGTAATATTTAGTGTAACCTCATTAAATTTTTTCATACACTATTATTATTTGTGTTTTTTGTCAAAAGGTTCCCAATGTTCCCATCCATATTTGTGAACTGCCCACATTCCAAGAATGGGAACGAAGACCAACACCATACACATTGGTCCTAATGTCCAAGGGGTGTTTAACACCCAGGCAGCGAAGTGCCCTGCTTTGTGTATCATTCTACATGAACTGTACCAATCATGCCAGCACCTTTATGGGGAGCACACCAATAAGTATAGTCACCAGGATCAGCAAATGTAACATCAAACTCTTCACCGGGAAGCATAGCAAGTGATTCATGAGCAAGATCTGGGCGATCTTCTACAATCACGTTATGTGGAGGTAGCATATTATTTACAAAATGAACTGTATCACCAGCACTAATTGTTACCTCTGCAGGATCAAAAACAAGATTGCCATTAGAACCCATTTGAACATCCACTGCCCAAACAGGAGCAGCAAAAAATACTGCTGCAATCAAAGCAAATACAAACTTCATAAGACTTTTAATATCTATCAATATTTATTTGATAATTACGCAAAATTACTTAATATGTGATGATATCCTTACTGTTCTATATCCAAACTTTTTAGATACTCAATCCACCATTCTGGATCTTTTTTACATCTCCATTCAGGGACAGGCACACCTCTTTCTTTAGTATAATACTCATGAAGAGAATCATCTATAATCTGTGTTATTTCCATATTCCTCTTCATCTTCATCAATGTCTTCATACGGGTTTGCCACGTAGGGTCCTCGTTTTCGTAGAGGTTCTTTTCTGACATAATCCGATTCAGCATTTACGGCAGATATCCACACAGCTACTTTCATTACTATGTAGATGATTATGAGTGGTATAAAGCATAACAGAAGAGTGAATGAGTAGTTCATAAATCCTCGTCAGGATAGATGTCCCTAAACATTCTATCCGCATTTTCAATTTCGCTTTTTCTGCTTTCAGTAACAGCATCAATATATCCTCTTCTATACTCCCAGGTTTGACCTCCTTCAGAACCTTTCAAAGGGTTAATACATTGATTGTCTCCATATGGATTACAAACCAAACCAGCTAAATCTAATTCACTAGAATCAGAACTTGCTCCTGTGCCGCGCCACACATGTTTTCCATTAATCCATGTAGCACCGCACTTTGGGCATTCTTTTCTATCCAACTTAAGGTCAGAAAAGGTTATGTTCGGATCAGTCATTTCTGCAGTATCCTCTAATTTACAGTATGAGTATAGTACTATTTACCATATTTGTCTGTAGCATAGAGATACAATTTATTCAAAATCAAACACTTTAGCAATCATTAAATACCTGTCCTACTTGAGAACCTGCCTCAGATCCAATATTTTGTCCAAGAAGTGCTGCCCATCCTGCTGCCAACCATCCAATATATGGAATGTTTACAACTGCAGGAACAAGAACACCAGTAGCAACAGCACTACCTGCCATCGCACCTTGACTTCGTGCTCCAGCGTCCGCCACGATGCACTCTACTTCTTTTGCAGACTTTCCCTCTGCTGTAGCCACACCTCCTGTATTACGAGTGCCATCCATAGTATATTGATCATACTTAGTTTCAATACGTTTCTCACTACCACCACCAAACATTCCTCTCTTATACTTATCCAAGTCTAGAGATCTGTGTGATTCTAGGATGGCAGGATCGTTAGCTTTGTATTCAATACTATAACCATCCTTACTTGCTTCAATTTTATATGAAGAGTAAGGAGTTCCACTTGGAATATTAATAGTAGGAACCTGTGGAATTTCAGGTTGCTTTGGTCTGTTGAATACATATCCAAGCAAACCAATATGTGCAAAGGCAACTACACCGCCAACTGAAATGGCAGCAATCTTGAGATTATTCATGGCATTACATCTTGTACTTTTCGTCTGATGCATCTGGTCCAGATTGTTTGATTTGGACTGGTGCTTGTTCGATTCTGATCGTTTGCGCTGGAGCAGTTTGAGCAGCTGCATTAATTAGTTTCTCCAGATCAGCTTTACTTACTCCACCTCCACCACCACCTGAGGATCCACCGTTCTTTCCTTTAGCAGTCTGAACCCCGAACGTAGCTAAAACTCCAGTGAACACACTGGCTATGAAGGTCGGGTCAAGTTTTTGTTCGGGAATACCTAAAGCGGGAGGAAGTTTAATATACGCCAGAGTAAGTATTCCACCACTCCAAATGAGAATACCAAGACGAACAAAAGTAGAAAGTATAGCAAGTTGTTCATCAGTATCTTCAATTTTTTCTTTCAGTTTCCCTAAAGGTCCTTTTCCCTTTTCCTTTTTGGGTTCTTCATTCTTTACTTCTTCGGGCATAGAAGTCTAAGCAACTGATCTATATAGCTCAGGGAAACTGTAAAGGAAGACCACCACCAGGTCCAGATTCACCTAAAGGTGCAGTATTATTCAACATATCGGGTAATGCACCAGCAATTGCCTCTGTTGCTGCAGCAGTAATTTTTTCTTTAGCACTTTCAATCATAGCATCTTTATTGACATAAACGTATGCTCCGCCTGCAATGACAGATAAAGATACTAGACCAGAAAGAAGTGCAATTAAATTAACGAGTTTTTGCATGATAAACTCCTGTTATCATTCTATATATCAAATTGACTTTCTTCTCCGAAATATTCTAATGAAAGAATATCATGTTCATCAATATTGGGATCTAACCATTCATCAAATTCACATTGAATACAATATGCTGTTTCAATATCGTGAGAATCACAATGATAGTGAATTCGGTCTATCGCCCAATCATGATTCTTCTTCAGTATTTTTGCTAAAGTTACCATAGTCCTTACGCATATACCTTCCAAGAATATTACTATTGTAGTATGCGGGCATACCGTTGTCAAGTGATTCTTGTAAAACATTATTTAGGAATAGTTGTTTAGTTTCCTCAAAATTACAAGTTCCTTTTGTTTTATGTAAGGAAAGAATCTCTCTCTTAAAGAAAACTCTATTGGAAGTCTTTTTAATATCTTCTTTTAATTCTGGACAAGATCCGTAATACCGCTTCCAATCACTCTCTTGTTTTTGTTTTCTTTTCTTTCCTGGTGGCGTTCTAAAAGACCAAAAATACTTTCTTCCAATGTATTGTCTACCGTTGAGGAGATTGGTAATTTTATAAACAAAACCAAAGTTATCCCCAATAGAATCACTATCAAAAGGTTGTTCCAGGTATAACCAAGGATTTTCATAGTCCATACTATAGTTACATGACTTATAGCTACTATTTATTTCCAAACCCAACAAAGAGATCCTACTCATGGAATTAAGGTTTGTCAAGCCCTTGATAAATAATCAATAAATCTGTATACTATGGCAGTCTACGTCAATAACATAACTATTGATACGGGAGAATATTTTTCTAGAGATTTTTTTCTAGATAACGCTGATGGATCTCCCTTAGATCTAACTGGTTATACAGCAGCATCTCAAATTAGAAAGCACCCCGAGAGTCTCAATGCTGCCGCTGTATTTGATATTGAGTTTGTAGATAGAGTAAATGGAAATATAAAAATATCTCTAGGATCATCAGAAACTGCTCTCATGAAACCAGGTCGTTATGTTTGGGATATGATGTTTACCGATTCAAACTCTAAGAAGAGTATTGTTATGGAAGGTAATGTACTAGCAACTGAAGACGTAAGTTTAGATTGTCAACTCTAAATAGTTAAAAAAGATGGCAGTAGTATACACTCACAATATTAAAATAGATACTGAATCTGATTACGAGCAAGAATATACTATGTTTGAGATGGGTGGCAAACCTATCGATTTGTCAAGCATTAAAGCATCGGCTCAATTAAGAAGGCATCCTGGTAGTGATACTGCTATAAGTTTTGATGTTGCTTTTATAGACAGAGCTATAGGAAAAATACAACTATCAATTCCGAATTGGATTACTTCAAAATTAAAATCTGGTCGTTATGTTTATGATATTATCTTTACAACACGAACTGGAAAAAAAGAAATGGTTTTGCAAGGAACTGCAATTGTAGTCAAAGGTATATCTCAAGGTTGTAGTTTTTCATTACCAACTAGTGCAAGAAGACTTTGTATTGCTATTAGCGATGGATCTTCTCAAACTAGAGAAAGTATGAGTGAAAAATGGAAGCAGTTTAGATTATCATATCCAAATAGAGTATTTTATTTATTGATGCCAAGTGAAACTCCAGGAGATCAATTTGGCACTCAAGTTGATGAAGATGATTTTTTAACTATGAAATGTCCAGATAATTTTCTAAGTGAAACAATTATAAACGAACCTCCTTTAATCTGACATGTCTTATTCAATTGTTGCAAGCACAACTACTGTTGATGAGGGAGGTACAGTTCAATTTGATGTAGCAACTAGTCTCTTTAATAATGGAACTTTATATTATTCAGTATTGCCATCAACCAATACTTTAAATAACTTAGATTTTTATCCAACAAATGTTTTTAGTGGTGCCATAACTATTACAAATGGCACTGCATCTTTTTCATTAACTTTTGCTGAAGATAGATTAACTGAAAGAAAAGTAGAGAAGTTTAAAGTAGAACTACGTACTGGAGCAGAGTCAGGAGAAAATAGCGCAGTTGTTGCAATCACATCAGAAATTACCGTTAGAGATACTTCTCAGACTATTGGCGGTACTTCACGTAATAAAACTTTCGGACCAATTATCGTCAATAGAGATGAAAATATTGAAGCGAATATAACAGACTGGTATACTGTATGTAATTTGGATCAAGTTCCAGATGGATCAAAGATTGCAATCTTCCTTGATAAAAGCGGAACCATAGGAGATAATACTGTTAAAGCATCATACGATCGTTTGATATCCAAACTAAATGATAGAAATATATCCGTTATCACAGTAACAAATTCAAATGAAGATTGGATTACTCCATTCTTAGTTGATTTACCATAAATAATTTAAAAACCCATGGCAGTCACATATATTAGCGATCTTGTCCTTTATACTGGGACTGACTTTGATCAAACTTTTTCTCTTGAAGATTACACATCAAATAGTGTCTTAGATCTTACTGGATATACTGGATGTGCTCAAATGAGACGCTATGAAGCATCTAAAAAGACTGTAGATTTTCAAGTTATTTTCGCCACCGATAGAACTTCCGGCAGAATTCAATTAACTATAGCAGCAGCAGTAACTGCGACACTTAAACCTGGGAAATATTTTTACGACTTACTATTAAACAGCCCTACTGGAAAAACCACTAGAGCTGTAGAGGGAACTATCTTAGTTAAGAAAGCAGTTACTAGATAATCAATCTTCGTCTTTGTCTTTCTTTTCTTTTTTCTTGTAGATAGCACCTGCTCCATACTGCTTAGTAATGGATGATCTTACATGATCTAAAGCAGACTTTGACTTTTCCCTAGATTTTTTCTTCTCTTCATCAGACATAGGACCTTTCTTAACACCCCTATCGGATGGATAACGTTGATTACCATCGGAACCACCACGCTCTTGGCGACGATCTCTTAAGGAATCTTCAGTCTCTTCAGATACAATTTCCTGAATGATCTCAGAATCCATTTCCATCATGACGTAGAGTGCTTCATCTAGACTATCAACGTGACCGTTTTCTAGAAGATATTCGAGAACAATATCAAAAGCATCCATATCTTCTCTTACTGGTGCTGGACGACCACCATATATTCCACCAGGTGCTCTCATTCTGTTCCGCATACCCATACGCACGGGTTTCTTAACAACAGGAGTGGCGGCGGCAGGTTTGGCAGCAGCAGAAGCACTAGGGATTATGGGAGCAGTTTTTGGTGTTGGGTTTGCCGCAGGAGTTGCGGGTGTACCACCCTGTGCAGCAATACGAGATTGTGATCTTGCTCTCATTGCCCTCAATTCTTTAACCTTGTCTGCCATCTTATCCACCCTCTCAGCGCCGACAGGAGAGCGCATTTCAACGCTAGGTTTAACGGAGCTTAAGGGTTTTTCGGGCGCTGTAGGGGCAGTGCCAGTGGGTGTAGAAGTTGGTTTTTTATATGGTTCGACCTCAATAGATACTGGTTTCGCTGGACTTTTAGTAGACACTATTTTAGTATAGCTGTTCTCAGATTTCTTCTCAGGTGTCTTCTCAGGATTAGGTTGAGCAGCCAGTTCTTTACCTTTCTGACTGATACTAAAAGATCCTGACGGAACAGTATTTCCGTATTTCTTATTATCTTTAGCAACCATCTTATCAGTTTTTGAATTCTTGACAGAAGTAGTTACTTGCTGGGATGGTTTACCATATCCAGATTTTGCACCCTCTCTTTGAGATTTGTTAATTCTTTCAATATCATCTTTACTTAGAAAGGGTCCGAAAGGTGCCATGCTAATTCTAATAATCTCTACAGAAGTTATTTAGGTTTTACCGGTCTCCATGGACTTTTAGTAGTCTCTATTTTAGTATAATAACCCGGACCACCAGGTATTGGTGGCATCTTAAGAGGTCTGTTTTGTTTGTTTAATTCCTTTTCCTTTTGTTTGACCTTTGGGGTTTTGGTTTGGGTTTGGGGTTGTGTTTGTGTTGTTGTTGTTTTTGGTTTTGCCTCTGGATTTGCCTTTGGATCTATAGAATCTGTATTTTTCTTTACCGTTACCTTTCTACCTCTTCTATTAATTTCAAATTCACCCTCAGTCTCAGTGTTTGGTTTGGGAGTTGTTGCTGGGTCTTTACCAGGTAGTGGTAGTTCTTTGGGCTTTAATCTTCTTATTATTTCTGGAGTTAGATCTGGTCCAGCCATATCATAAGCACTGGGCTGAAGTTTTTTCATCTTATCAGTCGTACCAGTAAGAGAAGCAATACCTCTGGTAACAGATCTACTCATGGGTGTTTGGAGTCTCTGAACACCACGATCAAGTACTTCTCCAGCAGCAAGTTGTGCTGCCATAGACAATGGACTACCAGGTTTTACACTTTTACCCCTCTTAAGTGCTCCTTTAACAAAACCAGAAACAGGATTTTTAAAAGGAGCTGGTTTTGGAGTATCTGGCATACTCACAGTAGTTGGTTTAGGATTGGGTCCTAGTAAATCCTTAGCTACTTTAGGTATTGTAGTGGTTGGTTTTGTTTGTGTTGGTGTGGGAGTTGGTTTTGGAGTTGATACTTTAGGTATTGGATTTTTTACTGTAGTAGTTGGTTTAGATCCAGTAGAAGCACCACCACCTTTACCCACTTCCAAAGGAGCGCCTTTTGCTGGCATGGATTTTATTGGGCTTTTAACCGTACCGAGATCTAAATCAGCTTTAAATGAATTAAAAGATTTTCTTGGTGGTTGTTTTTGCTGTGGTTGTTGTTGTGGTTGTGATTGTGTTGCAGGAACAGGACCTACAGGAGTTTGCCTTACAGGATTTTTAGCATCAATCTGTGCCTTTACTTGAGAGAAAGATGGGGCATTAGAAGGTCTCCTTCTCGCTCTCCTTCCACCATATTCCTGATTTATCTTCTTCTCAATCCTTTTATATTCTTTACTGGTTGGATCATTAGCAATCTTATCTGCTTTTGCTTGGATCTTATCAAATTCTGGTTTGGGCATATTTCGACCAGATCGAGCATATCCACCCTGACTCATGGCAAAGTTTCTTACACCTGCTTGAGTTGCTTTACCAGTTTTAGGATCAACTCTTTGTTTTCTTTGAGGTATGTCCTTAGGAGGGACATACATCGCTTTTCCAGTTTTTGGATCAGTTCCTGAAGGTTTACCAAATGCATCTGAAGGTATTGCACTTGATCTTTTGCGTGTAGCTCGACCTGTCAATCTATCTAAAATAGCAGCACCACGACCTCTAGGAGTTTTAAAAGGTTTATCAGCACCATCAGCCTTAGCCTGATTCATTGCTGCTGCTCTTTCCACTTCACCTTGCCCTGCAGGGCGTCCTCGTCTAGAAGACATAAATCTATCTCTTTCTGCTGCCTTTTCTGGAGTTACTTTAGCAGTATCAGCCTGTGGTAGATCTTTTCTTGGTGTATTTGTACCTGTTCTAACTCTACCAGATTGCTGTGCCTGTGCTTTTCTTGATGGATCATCTGGTTGATCACCAACAAGATCTGGATTTCGACTGCTAGGTTTTGTTCTTGTTTTTTGACCAGTCTGGGATGTTCTAGTTTCTCCACTCTTTATTCTTCTAGCGGCTTCTCTACTGGATTCTAATCCAGCTTGAATTTTTTTAGCTGTATCAGGATCCGCATCCTTCATTTTCCGAATTTTTTTCGCATCAGATTTAGAAATCTGAGGGTTCTCTTCAGAAGGATTATTTGGATTATTCTTTTCAACTAAAAAATTCTTAAACGACTTCATTATCGTAAGCACACTTTTTTTAGTATTTATAAAGCGGGTGATCGGGATCGAACCGACGACAATCTGCTTGGAAGGCAGACGCTCTACCGCTGAGCTACACCCGCATCAATCGGGGACATCCCCGTATGCTTCATATCCATTGTACTCACCAAACATGTAGGAGTCAGACAATGCTGCCTCCCTATATGCTTTTAGTGCTGCTGTTTCTTCTTCTTTCTTAGAAGGAGTAGGAGTAAGAGGTTCTATCTCATCCATCTCCTTCCAGATTTCTTCAAAGTTTGAATCCTGAGAAGGTATCTTGTTTAACATCTTGCTTGATTCCACCGACGATATAGGATTCGACTTCAGTTTCTTGAGGAGCAACTTGAAGACCTTTTGAGGAAATCCAATGCTCTGTCCAAGGAAGTGGATTGTTCTTTGCTGGAATGTCATAAACTGGTTTTAGTCCGATAGATTTCATTCTACGATTTGCAATCCATTCAACATACTGTTGAAGGAGTTTATCGTTTAGACCAATCATAGATCCGTCTTTGAAGAGATACTCTGCCCATAGTTTTTCTTCATTTACACAACGATCAAACATTGCATAGGTCCATTGCTCTTCTTCCTTCATGATTTGTGCCATATCAGGATCATCACCACGTCTCCATTTATTTAAAATGTTCTGGGTGATTGCAAGATGCTGATTTTCATCACGCGCAATGAGTGAAATAATTTTAGCAGAACCCTCCATAAGTTTGAGTTCACCAAAAGCAAAACTGCAAGCAAAACTAACATAGAAGCGGATACCCTCAAGAATGTTAACATTAGCGACAGCTCTGTATAACTTTCTTTTAACATCCATCATCTCCCATTCTGCTGTTGGAGAACCTCTGAACTCATCTCTCCACATATTACCAGTTCCCCAAAGTTGGGCACTATTGATGAACTCATCGTAAGATTCAGTAACAGTAGAAGCGCGTTCTAGGATTCTATCATCCTTAATTATAGTATCAAAAACTTCAGATGGGTCAGGATAGACATTTTTGATAACATAAGTATACGATCTACTATGGATCATCTCCATGAACCCCCAGACCTCCATACATGCTTCTAGTTCAGGTAAACTACAGTATGGTAGAAAAGCCATCCCAGGAGCACGACCTTGAACGGAGTCAAGCATAATCTGGTATTTGAGGTTAGAGGTATAGATATGCTTTTGTTCTGGACGAAGTGTTTGATAATCTCCACGATCTTTCTGTAATGATACTTCTTCTGGACGCCAAAAGTATCCTAGTTGCTGTTTCGTTAGATTCTCAAACTGGGGATACTTAAAATTATCATAGCGTTGAACTCCTAGGGGTTTACCAAAAAACATAGGTTGCTTTTTGGTATCAACATCTTCAGTATTAAAAACTGTCATCCCCTTAAGATTTTTCCTTGACTTACTGTCTACTGATTTCTTAAATTGCACAGGATTCACACTCCTCTGGGTTTGATAGGTCTTCTACTAGACTTTCTAGTCTAATTGCATCTTTGCTTTGAACTGATGCTGGTTCTTCAAATACTTCGTCAGTTTTTACATCATACGTATTCTGATAATAGGATGTTTTCCAACCGTACTTATATGTAGTTAAAAAGTCATTTGCCATTACACTAGTTGGAACCTCAGATCCATCGTAGTTTTGAGGATTGTAACTCCAGTTACCAGAGATTGCCTGATCAAAGAATTTTTGCATTACTGCCACAATACTAATATATCCAGAATTATCTGGCATATCCCATAGTAAAGTGTAATTGTTCTTTAGAGTATTATACTGTGGAACAATTTGCTTTAGTGGTCCTTTCTTTGATTTTTTAATGGACAAGTACGCTCTAGGTGGTTCAATACCATTGGTTGCGTTTGACACAACGGAACTGCTCTCCGATGGCATTTGTGCGGACAAAGTTGAGTTCCTGATTCCATGTTCAACCAATTCTTTCCGAAGAGAGTCCCAATCAAGTAATAAGTCATTAGGAACTAAATCATCAACATCCTTCTTGTATGTATCTATCGGGAGAATTCCCTGAGAGTACTTAGTACGATTAGAATAAGTACAAGGACCTTTTTCTTTAGCAAGATCTACAGAAGAACGAATTAGATAATACTGGAATGCTTCTGTTAGTTCGTGTACAAGTTTCCACGCCTCTTGATCACTGTAAGAAACGCCCTGCTTAGCGAGATAGTGTGCTAAACCGATGAATCCCACTCCAAGGGAGCGTCGTGCCTTTGTGGCAATTTCTGCTGCTCTGACGGGATATCCTTGAAAATCAATGAGTTCATCAAGACTCCGAACGCTAAGATCGCAAAGAACTTCAAGATCCTGAATATCCCTAATTTTGCCAATATTAATAGCAGAAAGGATACACAAAGCAATTTCTCCATCTTCATCATCAATGTGCTGAATAGGTTTAGTAGGCAGAGTAATTTCCTGGCACAAGTTACTCATCTCAACTTTATCCAAGAAAGATGAGTGTGAGTTACAGTGGTCGATATTCATAATGTAAATACGACCTGTTTCTGCCCTCTCTTTTAGCAGGTCAAGAATTAATTCTTGAGCTCCGATAGTGGTTCTGGGGATAGAAGGATCTGCTTCGTAACCACAGTACCTATCATCAAAGATATCAGTCCCGAAAGAGTCATAAAGATCAGGGACATCGTGAGGACTGAAGAGTGAAATCTCTTCATTTTTGATAAACCGTTCATAAAAAAGTTTTGAAATTTGAATACTGTAATCAAGTTTACGGACTCGATTATCTTCCGTTCCTTTATTATTTTTTAGAACTAGGATGTCTTGGATTTCCTGGTGCCAGATAGGAAAATGGACAGTAGCTGACCCGCCTCGGATGCCGTTTTGTGTGCAACATCTGACAGTTGATTCAAACTTTTTGAGAAAGGGGACCACACCTGTGTGTTGAACCTCTCCGCCTCGGATCTTGCTGTTGATGCCCCGGATTCGACCTGCGTTAATCCCAATTCCAGCCCTCTGTGCAACATATTTGCCAATAGCCATATCAGAGCTAAAGATACTATCGAGGGTGTCATCAATATCAACAAGAACACAAGATGCATATTGACGAATTGGCGTTCGCACTCCCGCCATGATTGGCGTTGGGATGTTGATTTTGTGCTTGCTGATTGCGTCGTAGTATCGTTTGACATAATCTAAGCGGGTTTCCTTTGGGTATTTAGAGAAAATAGTTGCAGCAATCATAAGATACATGAACTGAGGTGTTTCATATACCTGATTTGTGCTACGATCCTGAACTAGATACTTATCGACTACCTGACGGAGACCTGCATAAGTGAAAAGGAAATCACGATCGTGGTCAATGAAAGAATCTAATTTTTGAAATTCTTCATCATCATATAGATTTAGAATTTCCGAATCATAAACACCCAATTCAACACACTTTTTAACGTGTGTCTTTACATTCGGGCATTCTCTCATTCTTCCATAAAGACTCTTTCTAAGAGCAAATAGTAGAAGTCGTGCTGATACAAATTGATAGTTTGGATGATCTAGATCAATTAGATCACTGGCACTACGAATAAGAATTTCTTGAATTTCT